TGGCTCCCAGCCCACAACGCCACAGCCCCGCAAGGCGGCCCGAAGTAGAGCCAAACCCGCACCCCATATAGACTTCCGGCCATCAGGCTGATTTCAACAATCGCTTGACTGCGGACATTTTTTATTCCCGAGCCCATGCCATTCCAACTGACCCACGAAGCCGAGCGCCGCTGGGTGCTGGTGCTCATCCAAATCGAAGTGAACCGCAACCATGAGCGACACCAAGCCCAAGACCCGCAAGAAGGCGGCGCCGGCTGAGGCCGGGTCGCCAGGTAAGCCGGGGCGCCCGAGCACGTTCAGCCAGGAGGTGGCGGACGAAATATGCGAGCGCCTGTCGCAAGGTGAGCCCCTGCGCCAAATCTGCCGCGATGAACGGATGCCAGCTTGGCAAACCGTCTATGGCTGGAAAGCTGCGCACGAAGAGTTTTCCAAACGCATCGCGCACGCACGCGAGGCCGGCTTCGACGCCATCGCCGAAGAGTGCCTGGAGATCGCCGACGAGACGGCTTTCGACACCGTCGAGACCGACCAAGGCTTTCGCGCCAACACCGAATGGATTAGCCGCAGCAAGCTCCGCGTCGAGACGCGTTTGAAGCTGCTGGCGAAGTGGGATCCGAAGCGCTACGGCGACCGGGTCGACCTGAACCATGGCGGCCAGGACGGGAACCCGGTCGACCTGAACTGGACCATAAATTTCGTGAAGCCGAAAGATGAAGGTTGAATTTCCCGAGAAGCTGCAGTTCCTACTGACCAAGAAGGCGCGCTACAAGGGCGCCAAGGGTGGCCGGGGTAGCGGCAAGTCCTGGAGCGCGGCGAAGGCGCTGCTGATCCTGGGATCGACCACGAAGCTGCGCATTCTGTGCACGCGTGAGGTGCAGAAGTCGATTAAACAGTCGGTGCACAAGCTGCTGAAGGACCAGATCGAGGCGCTGGGCCTGTCGCGCTTCTACCAGGTGCTGGAGACCGAGATTCGGGGGCAAAACGGCACCGAGTTCAGTTTCTCTGGCCTGTCCGAACAGACGGTCGACTCGATCAAGTCGTTCGAAGGCTGCGACATCGTATGGGTCGAGGAAGCGCAGAGCGTCAGCAAACGTTCCTGGGCGGTGCTGATCCCGACGATCAGGAAGCCCGGCTCGGAAATCTGGCTGACCTTCAACCCCGAGCTGGACACCGACGAGACCTACGACCGGTTCATCACGAACCAGCCCGAGGACGCGATCATCGTCGACATGAACTACATGGACAACCCATGGTTCCCCGACGTGCTGGAGAAGGAGCGGTTGCACGCCAAGGCCACGCTGCCCGAGGCCGAGTACCTGAACATCTGGGAAGGTAAGTGCAAGCCGGCCGTCACCGGCGCGATCTACTACGATGAGGTGACCAAGGCGACCGAAGAGCGGCGCATCTGCAATGTGCCTTACGACCCGCTGCTCAAGGTGCACGTCGTGCTCGACCTGGGCTGGAACGATGCGATGTCGATCAGCCTGGTACAGAAGCACTCGTCGGAGCTGCGCGTCATCGAGAACATCGAGGACAGCCATAAGACGCTCGACCACTACTCAGCGCTGCTGAAGGCGAAGAACCTGAACTGGGGCAAGCTGTTCCTGCCCCATGACGGCCGGCACAAGGACTTCAAGACCGGCAAGAGCGCCGAAGAGATCATGCGCGCGCTGGGCTGGGACGTCGCCATCACGCCGAACATGAGCATCGAGGACGGCATTCGGCTAACCCGCATGGCCTTCCCGCGCATCTACTTCGACAAGACGAAGGCCGCACGCATCGTGCAGTGCGCTAAGCGCTACCGGCGCAGCATCAACAAGCAGACGCAGGAAGCCGGCGCGCCGCTGCACGATGAGTGGAGCCACGGCGCCGACAACCTGCGTTACATCGCGATCAACGCCGAGACGATGAGCAACGAGGATTGGGGTGGCGACCTGCCCTACAGATCAATAGGAATTGTGTAATGGCTAAACTCGCCGCCGAAACATTCGACAAGCTGCTGGATCATGAGATCGAGCAGGCCACGACCTGGCAGAATCACGCCATCAACCCGGACCGTGAGCGCAACTACGCCAATTACCTGGGCCTGCCTGACGGGAAAGAGGTCGAAGGCCGCTCGCAGGTCGTGAGCTGGGACGTGTTCGAGACGGTCGAAGGCGCCCTGCCCGCGCTGCTGGACGTTTTCCTGTCGGGCGACAACATCGGCGAGTTCGAACCGGTGGGCGTCGAGGACGAGGAGTTCGCCGGCCAGGCCACGGACTACATCAACCACATCGTCAAGAAGCAGAACCCGGGATTCCTGATCTTCAACACCTGGTTCAAGGACGCGCTGCTGGCCAAGGTCGGCGTGGTGCGCGCGTTCTGGAACGACGCCGACAAGGTGACGCGCGAGAAGTACCGGGGCCTGGACCAGATGCAGCTGACCCTGCTCATGCAGCAGGAAGGCATCGAGGTGATCGAGCACCAGGTGCATGCGGATCCGGACGACGTGGCGCAGCGCGCGCAGCTGGAAGCCGGGATCAAGGCCATGGCGCCGGAAGCGGCGGCCCAGGCACAGGCGCAGCTCGCCCAGCCACCGGCGATGCTGTTCGACGTCGACCTGAAGGTCACCCGCAAGAAGGGTCAGGTCCAGATCCGCAACGTGCGGCCCGAGACCTTCCTGGTGTCGCGCCGCGCCTGCTCGATCTACGATTCGCCGCTGGTGGGCAACTACACGGTGCTGCGCCGCTCCGACCTGGTCGAGATGGGCATCCGGAAGGCCGACGCATTCGCGGTGCAGAGCTACGACATGAACGCGCACGTCGACGGCCCCGAGTCGATCAAATCGCTGGCCGACGACGAAACCGAATCGCTGACCGACGACCAGACCTTCGACAAGGCGATGGAAGAGGTCACCCTGTTCGAGGGCTACATCCAGTGCGACCACGACGGCGATGGCATCGTCGAATGGCGGTATGTGCTGCGCGGCGCGAACATGACCCTGAAGAACGAGGAAGCCGACGGCCACGACTACTGTGTCATTACGCCGATCCCGATCCCGCACCGCGTGCATGGGCTGGCCCTGGCCGACGTCACGGCGCCAATCCAGGCGACGAACACCGCGCTGACGCGCCAGTACCTGGACTCGCTCTACCTCGCGAACAACCCGCGCACGTACGTCAATACGGCTGCCGAGGTGAATTTGGCCGACCTGCTGGATAACCGGATCGGCGGCATCGTACGCGGCAAGCGACCGATGATGGAGGCGCTGTCGCCGCTGGTAACCAGCGTGGTGGCCGCGCCGGCGCTCCAAGGCATCGAGTTCATGGACACGCGCCGCGAGGTCCGAACCGGCGTGACGCGCTACAACCAGGGCCTCGAGGCGGACAGCCTGAACAAAACCGCCACCGGCGTCAGCAAGATCATGACGGCCAGCCAGCAGCGCATGCAGATGATCGCGCGCATCATGGCGGAAACCGGCGTCAAGGAGCTGTTCAAGCTGCTGCTCAAGCTGGTGTGCAAGCATCAGGACAAGGAAGCGACCGTGCGCATGCGCGGCCAGTGGGTGACGTTCAACCCGCGCGCCTGGTCCGATGAGATGGACGCGACGGTGAACGTCGGCCTGGGCACCGGCGACAAGGCCGAGACGGTGATGAACCTGCAGTTGGTCATCAACGAGCAGAAGCAGCTGGCGCAAACTGGCTCGCCCATGTTCGACCCGATGAAGCTGTACAACGCCTACCGCGCGCTGCTCAAGGCGATGAACATCAAGGGTATCGACCAGTTCTTCAACGACCCGAGCAAGACCACGCCGCCACCGCCAGCACCGCCGCCACCGATGCCCGAGCAGATCCTGGCAGACGCGCAGAAGGAGGTCGAAATGATCAAGCTGCAGGGCCAGCGCGAAAAGATCGCGGCCGACAAGGAGCTCAAGCAGCTGGACCTGCAGATCAAGGCCATCGACCTGCAGATCAAGGAGCGCGAGCTTTCCCTGAAGGAGGCCGTCGCGACCCGCGAGCAGAACCGCAAGGACATCGAGGCCGCAACCCGAGCAGCGCCGCAGCCGACCGCACCAGGAGCTTTCAATGAATGACCAGCAGTACGCCGCTATCAGCCGCGCCGACGCCGCCAAACGGATCATGACCGACCCGATGGTGGTCGACGCGCTGAAGACTATCGAAGACGGCATCACCGAGGCATGGAAGGACCTGCCGACCCGCGACACCGAGGGCCGGGAGCACCTGCACCGCCTGCTGCAGGCGAAGCGCCGCTTCGAGTCGATCTTCCAACTCGTTCTCCAGGAGGGTGAGCTGGCCAGCGCCGAGCTGCGCGCCGAGGAAGAACGCAAGAGCTTCATGACCCGCATAAAGGAACGTGTGAATGGCAACTAAGAAGGCAACCACGCCCGAGCAGACCACCGTCGACCTCGAGGCATTCATCGCCCAGCACGAGCGCGCTGCGCAGGCCGCCGGCCTGGTCGTGACCGCGATCAGCTACCCCGGCGCCACGCCGCGGCTGCACCCGGGCGTGTACTCGGGCTTCCCCATCACCACAGGCGAGCTGTCCGCCACGTACAGCGACGGCAGCACGCACTGAACCACCCGGGCATGTCGCGCGCCCCTGAGCGCGACCTGAAAAAAGACCAACCCTCTGGGCCCGCCGTGCGCGGGCTCTTTGTTTTGGGAGTCACATTCTTCTGAAGGATGAGCAATGGACCAAGAGCAGCAACCCATCACCAGCATCGACCAGCTCGCGGCCGCCCTCGAGGCGGACGATTCGCAGGACCACCAGTATCCCGACAACGCCCAACCCAACGCGGAGGCGCAAAACGGCGATCCTGATGGCCAGGCCGAGTTGGAGGGCGACCAGCAGCAACCCGTCGAGGGTGAAGGCGATCAACCGGCCAGCGCGCCGGAATCGCTGGACGACACCGTTGTGAGCTGGGAAACCGCGAGCGGTGAAAAATTCGAGGTTCCCGTCGCCGAGATGAAGCTCGGCTACATGCGCGAGCAGGACTACCGTCACAAGACGCAGACCTTCGCGCAGGAGCGGGAACAGACGGTCCAGCACATCCAGCAGCAGTACCAGGCGGCCGAGACGTTCGCGGCGGACCTGGGCCAGTTGCATGCCGTCAATGCGCAGATTGCAGCGCTCGAGCAGGCGATCCCCACGATCGACCGCCAGGGCGACCCACTCGGCTACATGGACGTCATGAACCACCTGCAGCAACTGCGCGAGAACCGCGCCGGCATCACCGGCCGCGTGCAGCAGGTGCAGCAACAGCAGCAGACTCAGCAGCAACAGCAGTTCCAGCAGGCGCAGCAGCGCATGGTGCAGGAGCTGCAGACCTCGATCCCTGGCTTCAACCAGGAACTGGTCGGGAAGATGAACGCGACGGCCCAGGGCTACGGCTTCACCCAGGAAGAGCTGAGCCGCATCACCGACCCGCGCTTTGTCCGTCTGGTGCACGACGCCATGCAGCACAAGACGCTGCAGGCCAAGGCGCCGGCCGCGGTCAACAAGGTCAAGACGGCGCCGGTCAAGCCGGCCAAGCAGTCGTCGACGCCGACGTCCACAGATCTGGAAATCCAGGTCAAGAAGTTCAAAAGCAACAAGTCGCTCGGCACTTTCGCCGCGCTCCTCGAAAAAACTCTGTAAGGAAAAATCATGGCACAACTCGCCAATGCAATGGCAACCTTCAACGCCGTCGGTCTGCGCGAATCGCTGGCCAACGAGATCTTCAACATCAGCCCGGAAGAAACCCCGTTCCTGTCGGCCATCGGCAAGGAAAAGGCTTCCGCGCAGTACGAAGAATGGCAGACCGACGCCCTGGCGGCCGCCAGCAACAACAAGGTCGAGCAGGGTAACGAAGCGACCTTCGTCGCGATCACCCCGACCGCGCGCGTCGGCAACCGCATGCAGATCTCGGAAAAGACCTACGCGGTCACCGGCTCGCAGGAGGCGGTATCGAAGGCCGGCCGCAAGTCCGAGGTCGCCTACCAGGACGCGAAGAAGATGGTCGAGCTCAAGCGCGACATCGAATTTGCCGCACTGCAGAACACGACCGCGATCGCGGCCGCTGCCGGCGTCGCTGGCCAGGCGCGTGGTGTCGCCGGCTGGCTGCAGACCAACAACAGCCTGGGCGCTACCGGTGTGGCGCCGAACCCGGTCACCAACGTGGCACCGACCGACGGCACCGCGCGCGCGCTCACCGAGCAGATGCTCAAGGACGTGGCCAAGGCGGCCTGGGACCAGGGCGGCAACCCTTCCCTGCTGTTCGTGCCATCGGCCCAGCGCGCGGCGGTGTCGGCCTTCACCGGCGGCGCCACCAAGTTCGACAAGACCGAAGACAAGACGCTGAACGCGACCGTCGAGGTTTACGTGGGCGACTTCGGCCGCTACTCGATCATCAACAGCCGCTACCAGCGCTCGCGCGACATCTTCCTGCTGGACCCGGAGCTGTGGTCGCTGATGACCCTGCGTCCGATGAAGGGCGAGGACCTGGCCAAGACCGGCGACAGCAAGAAGCGCATGATCAACACCGAATGGACCCTCAAGAGCAAGAACGAGGCCGGTTCGGCGGCTATCCGCGACCTGTCGTAATCCCTCAACCGCAGTAACACGGAGCCGCCGGGGCAACTCGGCGGCTTTTTTCATGGCTAAACGACTTCTCTCCATCAACGGCGCCACCGCCACCTACCTCCACGACGAGCAGGACGGCCGCCAGGCGATTGAAACCGTGGCCGACGTGTCGCGCGAGCTTGAACGCGCCAAGGCGCTGCACAACGCCGGCCGCACGCGCACCGGCATGGGTGACCGCCACGTCGCGTCGATCCCGGTCACCGTGCTGGATGCCTGGGCCCGCCGCATCGGCAAGTGCTTCCAGGACGTGATGCAGGACCCGCGCCTCATGGACCGCTTCCTGGCCGATCCCGACCACCGCTATTTCGTAATCGACACCGCTTCCATCTGAGGCCCGCATGCTGAAATTCGAAGAAAACCTCGCGTCCCGCGTCAGCGGCGCGCTGCAGCCCATGCTGGGCGTCCAGGTCACTGTGACCGCGTCGAACGGCCTGTTGGCCACGCTCTACGCCGACGACGAGTCGACCGTGCTGGGCAACCCGCTGACCACCGACACGAACGGCTACTTCGGATTCAAGGCGGCCAACGGCGAGTACACCTTGACCTTCTCTGGCGCACAGATCGAGAACTCCACTCGCAAGGTCGAACTGTATGACGCCGACGACGATCCACCACTGACGCTGGCACAGGCTGCGGTTCCGACGGCAGCGAGCCGAATCGGTTTTCAACAGGCGGGTGCAGAAACAGTAGCGCGCACCGTCGAAAACAAGCTGCAAGAGATGCTGAGCATCAAGGACTGCGGCGCAAAAGGCGACGGCACAGACGACCGAGATGCTTTTTTGGCCGCTGATGCAGATGCAGTCGGGCCGGTAATCCTTCCTCCTGGAGAATACCGTGTTTCTTCGCAACCGGCGCTGAGCAAGCCGCTGCTGAATTTCGGCGCAACTGTTACGCTGGACGCTGGGTCGTGGCTGCCGCGCTTCGAGCACCACATGGGCCTGCTCTACGATTTCACCAAAAAAGTCAATACATCCGGTACGTATCTAGATACGCCATCCTCCTACACCTATCTGAAGGGGCTGGGCTGTTCATACGCCAAACTTGTCAACGCGGCTGGTTACCAACAGAATTTCGGTTCTGACAGCGGCGGCCGGACGCTCATCCCGATCTATTACGCCGAAGCGAATCACGGCGGGATGGGTGATGTGAATGCCTTTCAAGCTTCGATCAATGTTACGCCGCACACGAACAAGGATGCGGTGACAAAATGGGTCGGCCAGAACAGCGCCACCGGGCATAGCGCGCAGGTCAGCGCTGGCGGCGCGCAGGTGAACCTCTACGGCATGGAGCACCACCTCTACGATGAGGGTTTCGCAGATGTGTCTGCTCTTGGCATAGTGCTGAACTTCCGTCGCACCGGCGTTGACGCGAAAGCTTATTCGACGCCGTGGATTGGCGCTCGCTTCCAGGCGTTCGGAACAACCGGTGCAGACTCAGCCTTCCAACTGGCCGGCGACTGGAAGGTGGGGCTTGACCTATCCGACGCCGATCTGACCGCTGCTAAGTGCGCCATTGCACTCAAGGCGTCTGATCGTGTGTACTGGAACGTCGACCCGATCTCAACTATCAATGATCAGTGGTTCGCAGGCGACAACGGAGCAACCCTTGGCGATGTGTATAGCGTGTTCGAGAGTGGTCTGCTCAAGGATATTGTCGGCGGCATATCCATCCTTCAGAGATCATCGACCGCCGTGCAAGTACGACCAGGTGTCGATAGCCAGTTCTCGACTCGCATCTTCGGTTCGGCGGCCAACCCATTCGCCGGCATAGGGCAGATCGGAGCGATTTCCTATTTTGGCGCAGCAAGTCAGGGAACCGATAACACCACGCTCGCTCTTTATGTTGCACAGAACGGTGCCGAGGTAAATGCGCTCGTCATCCCCTCAACCGGTGACATTCAGAGTGCGGTCGGCAACTGTGCAGTCATGACAGCTGGCAAGGGCTTGCGGGTAAAGGAAGGGGTGAACGCAAAACAGGGCGTCGCTACATTGTCAGGCGGCACTATCACTGTGCCCAACGTCAGCGTCACGGCAAACAGTCGAATCTTCCTTACTGCTCAGGATAACAACACGGTCGGCGTCCCGCGTGTATCAGCTCGCGTTGCCGGCACCAGCTTCACCATTACGTCAAGCAATGCGACCGACAGCGGCGTGGTTGCTTACGAAATTTTCGAACCTGCATAACCATGACCATCATCGTTACCGCCATCGGCACCAACGCGAGCCGGGACTACGCCTGGCTGCTCGACGTGGTGCCGCGCCGGTTGCATCGCGACGACCTGGGCGACGACCTGCCCGATTTCGTGATGCTGGCCGAGAAGCGCATCAACGGCGACCTGCGCGCGCAGCTGCAGGACGCGATCGCCACGCTTTCATCGACCGAGGGCGCGAACTTCATCGCGCTTCCGGCACCGATCCTGTCGATCAAGGCGCTGTCGATCCCCGGCGTCGGGCCGGTCGACTATATGTCGCCTGCGCAGTTCAACACGCAATACGCGCGCGACCAGGGCGGCGGCCAGCCGCGCCACTACACGCAGATCGGCTCCGCGCTGTACCTGGGGCCGGCGCCGCAGGGTGCCGTGTCGTTGTCGGCGGTGGTGCGGTCAACCGTGCCCGCGCTGGCCGACTCGGCCGGCAGCAACTGGCTGATCGAGCAGCACCCCGAGGTGTATCTGGCCGCCACAATGTGCGAGGCACTGCTGCACATCCGCGACTACCCGAATCACCAGGTGTGGGAAGCCAAGTACCTGGCGGCCATTGCGGCCCTCGATAACAACGACTGGGAGAACGCGAGCACGCTTTCGCTGCGCGCGCCCACCTGACCCAAGAAGGACAGACCATGGCAGTTGAAAACGTTACCTACGTGGGCGACCTGAACCCGGCCACGCCGACCGGCGCCGAGCCGAAGAGCGAAGGCGACGACCACATCCGGAACATCAAGAAGGGGCTGCGCCAGAGCTTCGCGGGCTTCCTCGGCGCCATCCTGGTCACCGGCGCCGACGGTGGCGCAGCGAATGCATACACGCTGACGCCGCCGCAGCCGCTCCTGGCCTACTCGACCAAGATGCTGGCCGTGTTCGTCCCGACCGCGAACAACACCGGCGCCACTACGCTCAATATCTCGGGCTTGGGCGCCAAGGAGGTGGTTTCCGTCGCCGGCGTGCCGCTGGTGGCCGGCGACCTCACGGCAGGCCGCTTCTATACCGCCTTCTACGACGGCACGCGTTTCCGCCTCGACAACGTCACCCAGAACTATGTCGACCAGCTTGTGATCGCCGGCACGGTGCCGGGCGTCAACGACCCGTCCAACAATGGCAAGGTGTTTGGCAGCGTGGCCGGTGTCGGCACCTGGATTGGCCTGGACGGCCGTGGCGACCCCGTGTTCGACAACGGCGACGTCGGCAGCGGTACGGCGGTCATCGACCACATGAAGGGCGACGGCCAGAAGATCAAGGCTGTCGGCCAGCATACGCTGACCGCTACCGGTTTTCCTGCTGGCCGCCTTTCCGGCGTGCTGCTCGAGCTGACCAACTACGGCACGATCGCGCTGACCACCACCGGCATCACCTGGATCAAGAGCGACGGCACCGAGACGACGAACTTCTCGCAGTCGGGCATCACCTTCCCTGCCGCCGGCCGTGGCCGCGTCGTGCTGTATTCCTACGGCGACGGCGTCGTCTACGGGAAGCAGGCATGAAGGCCTGGCTGAAGGCGCTCGCGTTCAGCCGGCGCGCGCAGCTGGTGACGAGAGAGTTCACGGCAAACGGCACGCTAGTGATACCGGCTGGCGTCTCGTCGGCAAACATCTCCGGCTATGGGGCGCGCGGGAAGAATGCGGAGCCAGGTAGAGCAATCATCCGAGAGAACAGGACGATCTACGCCACCCGCAGGGATAACGGCGTGCGTGAGGTCGTGTTCAGCGATCGATACACCGTCAGCTATAACGGCCAGACGGCGTATTGCGAGCCAGTAAATAACACCCCGAGCGACCCAACGTACTCATCAAATCAAACGTGCTACGCGTACGATTTATACAGTGAAACACCTCCACAGCCAGCGACCCAGGGAGCGTCCGCTACCGGCCTCGGCAAGACCTTCCCGGGCAGCCTTGGCAACGTTCCGCAAACTGTGACGTCGTTCCCCAACGTGCCGGTCACCGGCGGCGCCAGCTACAACATCGTGGTCCCGGCCGACGGCCTGGTCACGGTCACCTACTACCTGTGAGGGCCGCATGGCCAACCCAATCAAATTCGACAACGTCGGCGCTCTCGGCGTGGTCCGCGATATCGCGGCCGCCGAGCTGCCGCAGGGTGCCTGGTCGGACGCGCGCAACATCCGCTTCCTGGATGGTGCGGCGCTGCAGTTCCTCGGCCACGGCCAGGTGTATCTGACGCCGCCGGCGCCGCCGCAGTACCTACTGCAGGCGAACGTCGCCGGCTCGCGTTACTGGCTGTATGCGACGGCCGGCAAGCAGTATGCCGCGTCCAACGCCTCGGGCGCGTCGGTGCACACGGACATCAGCCACGCCACCCCGCGGGCCGGCGCCGTCAACCGCTGGTCGGGCTGTGTCTTCGGCGGCATTCCGGTGCTGAACGCCGCCGACGGCAAGCCACCGATGTATTGGGACACCGACCTGACGCACAAGTTTCTGGACCTACCGGCCTGGCCGGCGGCGACATCGTGCAAGGTGCTGCGCCAGTACAAGAACATGCTGATCGCCCTGGGCATCACGCGCGGCGGCGCGCGGCTGGACTACATGGTGAAGTGGTCGAGCCTGGCGGTACCGGGCGCCCTGCCCTCCACGTGGAATGAGGCCGACTCCACCCAGGATGCTGGCGAGTTCGACCTAGCCGAGGGCCAAGACCCGATCGTGGACGGCCTGGGCCTGAAGGACAGCCTGATCGTCTACAAGGAGTCGAGCACATACGCGATCGACTATATCGGCGGCCAGTTCATCCTGAAGCCCCGCAAGGTCTCCGGAATGAGCGGGCTGCTGAACATGAATTGCGCGGTTGAGTTCGAAGCCGGCTTCGGCGCCATGCACTTCGCGGTGACGGGCTCCGACATCGTGCAGCATGATGGTTTCTCGGCCAGGTCGGTGCTGGACAAGAAGGCGCGCCGCTTCTTCTTCCAGAACATCGACGTCGCGCATAAGGACAAGGTCTTCGTCTTCAAGAATCCGTTCCTGAACGAGATCCTGGTGGCCTACCCCTCGATCGGCGCCACCTGGTGCGACATGGCGCTGGTCTACAACTACGTTGACGGCACGGTCAGCTTCCGCAGCCTGCCGAATGTGACGCATGCGGCATACGGCCCGGTCGACAACTCGCTGGCCGGCAACTGGAACCAGGACGATGCGCCCTGGGATACCGACCTGACCGCGTGGAACGGGCCCGACTTCACGCCCGATACCGCGCGCGTGATGATGGGCAGCGCCGACACGAAGCTGTTCCTGCTCGACGCGTCGACGTCGTTCGACGGCGCGCTGCCGGACGCCTATCTCGAGCGGCGCGGGCTGTCGTTCGGCGCGCCGGAGCGCGTCAAGATTGCATCGGGCGTGCGGCCGCGCATCACCGGCAACCGCGGCGGCACGGTGATCGTTCGGCTGGGCGCCGCCGACGGACCCGACGACGAGCCGAAGTGGGCGAAGCCGATCACCTTCACGATCGGCACAACGCTGAAGCTCGACCGGTTCGTCTCAGGCCGCTACCTGGCCATTCGGTTCGAAACCGGCACCGCTTTCAGCTGGAAGCTGGACGGTTTCGCCCTTCTGGTAGATGACGCTGGAGAATTCTAGATGCGCCCGACAAGCACAAACGCAATCAGCTACCAGCCCGGCGACCCGCCGGCCGATCCGGCGCAGCTGCAGCGCTTCCTGCGCGAGGAGCAGCTGAAGTGGAAGGCGGCAATCGACGCGCTGGCCGACGGCTTCCTGCCGGTGGTCTACGCGCCGCCGGCGAAGCCGCGCGACGGGATGCTGCGCAACGCCGACGGCGTCCAGTGGGATCCCGGTAGCGGCGCCGGTTTGTACCGCTACGGAAATAACACCTGGAATCACCTCGGCTGACACCCAGCCACATCACCATTGAAAGGAACATCATGGGCTTTTTGAAAGACCTCGTGGGCATCGCCGCGCCCATCGCCGGCACCATCATCGGCGGTCCGGTCGGCGGCGCCATCGGTGGCGCGCTCGGCGGCCTGGCGAGCGGCAGCGGCCAGCCAAAGTCGCACACCACCACCCAGCAGCAACAGCTTGACCCGCGTATCGAGCAGATGCTGTTCGGGAATGGTGGCGACAACAAGGGCCTACTGTCACAGTACCAAGGCATGCTGAATCAGCCCCGATCGGACGCCGCCACCGGCTTTGCGAACGCCAACGCGCAGTACCTCAACAACAACGGTGCCGCCGACTTGGCCGCCACGCGTGGGGCCGCGTACCAGGCCATGCAAGGCAATACTGCACCGACGATGAACGCGGCCAGTGCCGCCGGCGGATATGCTTCGCTTCCTGCCTATGCGGTGGGCGAGAAGGTGAATGCGCCGAGCCAGAACAACATCGACTTGTCGGGCTCGTACAACAGCCTCATCAACGGTGCGCCGGGTGCAAACCCGTACCTCACCGGCGCCATCCAAAAAGGAATCAACCAGTCGTCGAACGCTTTCGGCAACATGGTGACGGATGCCAAGGCGGCCACCCAGGACGTGCTGGGCAGCATCCGCGGAAACTCCGTGCTGGCTGGCCAGTTCGGCGGTTCGCGCCAGGGCATCGCCGAGGGTAAGGCGATCGACAGTATGAACACCAACCTGGCGCGCGCCGCTTCGCAGTTCGGCCAGAACAACACCGATGCGGCCGTCGCGGCGCAGGCCGGCGCCTACGACGCCGACCGCAATCGTCAGCTCGCCGCCACGCAAGGCCTGGGCGCGCAGCAGTACGGCGTGGCGCAGCAGGAGGCCGCGTACGCCCAACAGGCGCAGATGCAGAACGTTCAAAACTCGTTCGACGCAAGCAAGACGAATGCGAGCATGGCTCAGCAAAACAACCAGTTCAACGCAGGTCTGCAACAACAGGCCGGGCTGGCCAACCAACAAGCCCAGCTCGCGACGAACGGCCAGAATACGAGCGCAGGCCTCGCCGGCGCCGGCCTGCTTTCTGGCCTGCTCGGCAACGCATCGAACCAGGTGAACGCCAACGATAACTGGGGCCTGGGCCGCGCGCAGGGTGTGAACTCGCTGCTGGCGCCGTACCTCGGCGCGAACAGCTCGAGCAGCAGCAGCCAACCGGTCTACAGCAACTCGGTTGGTAACGCGCTGGGTGGCGCCATGATGGGCGGCCAGTTGGGCGGCCTGTTCGGCAGCGGTGGCTTTTCTTCTCTCTTCGGCCCAGGCACCATCGGCGCCGGCTTTTAAGGAATCGATATGGCAGGACTACTCGATATTTTCGGCGGTAGCCCGCAGGCCCAAGGCCTGCTCGCCGCGACGGCGCAGATTCTCCAGGCCTCGGGCCCGTCGTTCCGTCCGACCAGCCTTGGCCAGATCCTCGGCGGCGGGCTGCAGGCTGGCCAGGAGGCCACGCAGTTGGCGCGCGCACGCGACCTGCAGTTCCGAGGCGCCGAAGCCGACCTGGCCGCCCAGGAGCGCGCACGCGCCATGCAAGAGCAGGAGCTGGCCGCCGCGCGCAGAGCTATCCGGACACCCGGCCAGCAGGCCGCCGCCCTCCCCGGCGGGCCGACGCAGGAGAACGCTGCGCGCATTGGCGAATTCAAGAGCGAGTTCGACCCGGATGCCTATGTCGCCGCGATGATGCAGATCAACCCGCTTCGCGCGCTGGAGATCAAGCGATCGTTGGCCAAGTCGGGGCCTGAGTTCGACACCAAGCCGCAGGTCGCAACCGATGACATGGGGAACGTGTTCCAGTACCTGGTGGCCAAGGACGGCTCTATCCGCAAGTTGGATGGCGTGAAGCCGCGGGACGAGATGAAATTGGCCACCTTCGGCGGCCGAACCGAGGCGTACGATCCATATGCTCTGCGGGCGGGTCAAACTTTCCAGCACACTATGGCGCCCGGAGAGGCGGCAAGCAACGCGGTGGCGCGAGCAAACCTGGGCCTCTCCCGCGAGCGATTGGAGCTCGACCGTCTGGCGATGGGGCCTGGTGGGGCCAAGGCGCCTGCTGGCTACCGCTGGAAGGCGGATGGCAGTCTCGAAGCAATCACCGGTGGCCCGGCGACGAAAGGGGCTACTGCGACTGAGGGCGAGCGTAAGGCCGCCACCTTATTGATGCGACTGCAGGGATCTGAAGCGCAGCTTGAGGAAGCATTGAAGGATGACGCGGGTGCTGCCACGCCAAACCTACTCGCGCAAGGCCTGCGCGGCGTTGGAGCGGAGTCGGCGGCCAATTCGATTCTTGGCGAAGGGCGTCAACGCGTCGAGGCGGCGCAGCTCGACATTCTCGATGCTGCCCTTACGCTCGGCACCGGCGCCGCTTACACGCGCGAGCAGCTGGAGGGCTATCGCCGTTCCTACTTCCCCCAGATCGGTGACAGCAAAAAAACGGTTGAGGAAAAGCAGGCGCGCCTGAACAACGTAATTGACGCCGCGAGGGTTGCCGCTGGGCGTGCAGCGCCTGGCGGTGACCCACTTCCGCCGCCACAACGGAATCCAGGTGCTGCTTACTCGGACCCAGAGAAAGAGCGCCGCTATCAAGAATGGAAAAGGAGTCAAGGCAAATGACCGAGCAAGAAGAATTTGAGTTTCGCGCTCGCCTGGAAGCCGAGCAGCAGTCCGGTGCAGCGCCAGCTGCTGCGCGCCGCAAGCCCTTCGGCGAAGACCTGAGCGATGCGCTGACTGATGTCCCGCGCCAGGTCGGCCTGACCGCGCGCCACGCGCTGGAAGGTGTCGGTGATGCCTTCGATTCGTTCGTCGGCAACCCACTGCGCACGCTGGCCCGCCCGATCCTGGGCAACAAGCCGACCGCGCGCACCGGCGCAGCAGTCGCTGACCTGGTCGGCCTGCCGCAGCCGCGCACGTCGACTGAGCGGATCGTCGGTGACGCCTCTCGGCTGGTTGCCGGTGGCGCCGGCATGCTGGGCAGCGCGGCGAAGGCGGTACAGGCTACCTCTGGCGTGCCGCAGGCGGTAGCGCGCATCCTGGCGTCGAACCCTGGCCAGCAGCTGGGGTCGGCCGGCGCTGCGGGCCTGGCCGGCGGCTACACCCGTGAAACCGGCGGCGGCGACGGCGCGCAGCTTGTCGCCTCGCTGGCGGCCGGCGTGGCGGCGCCGGCGGCGATCGGCGGTGCGCAGCGCGCAGCGGCAGCTGTTGCCCGACACGCGCGGCCGGCGGCGCCGACGACCGAGCAGGCCCAGCAGATCAGCATTACGATCAACAACGCCCTGCAGGATTCCGGCGTCACGCTCGAGCAGCTGCCCATCCAAGTGGCACAGAGCATTCGCGACGACGTCGCCGCGGCGTACCGCACCAGCGACCAGGTCTCTCCAGATGCGGTGCGACGCCTGGCCGACTACCGGCTCACCGGCCTGACGCCGACGGCCGCTGGCCTGACGCTGGATCCGGCCGTGGTCACCCAGCAGCGCAACCTGGCCAAGCTGGGCGTGAACAGCAAGGACAGCACGGCGCAGTTCCTGGGGCAGACTGAAAACCGCAACAACCAACTGCTCAAGCAGGGGCTGAACAACCTAGGCGCCGGCACGGCGGATGATGCCTATGCCGGTGGCCAGCGCGTTATCGACGCCCTTGCCGCGCGTGATACCCGCGCGCGCCAGCTGATCGGCGACCGCTATGCAGAAGCGCGCGCAGCCGACGGACGTAGCGCCATGCTCGATCCGTCGGCATTCACGCAGCGCGCCAACAACTTGCTGGACGAGGCACTGCTGGGCGGGAAGCTGCCGGGTGACGTGCGCAACCTGCTGAACCGCGCAGCGACCGGAGAAATGCCGCTGACCGTCGACGTGGCTGAGCAGTTCAAGACGCGGATCGGCGAGCTGCAACGGTCGACCATCGACATGGCCGAACGAAAGGCCTTGGGCATGGTGCGTAGCGCGCTGGATGACACGCCGCTGCAGCCTGGCCAGCAGATCGGCCGGGAGGCGATCGACGCGTTCAACCGCGCCCGGGGCCTGAACCGCAGCTACATGCGGATCGTCGAGCGTACGCCGGCGCTGCAGGCCGTGCGTGATGGCGTCGAGCCGGACAAGTTTGTGCAGCAGTTCATCGTCGGCGCCGGCAGCAAATCGAATTTCATGGACGTGGCGCAGCTCAAGAGCTCGATCAAGGGCAGTCCGGACGCCATGAACGCAGTGCGCGAACAGATCACCGGGTTCCTGAAGGCGCGCGCGCTGAACGGCCAGGCCGACGAGGTGGGCAACTTCAGCGGCGCCGCCTATACGAAGGCGCTCGACCAGATCGGCGAACGCAAGTTGCGCTTGTTTTTTAAACAGGATGAAATCAACCAGCTGAAGGCGTTGGGCCGCGTTTCGCGGTACGAGCAGTTCCAGCCGGCCGGCGCCGCCGTGAACAACTCGAACACTGCCGGCGCCCTGGGTGGCCTGGCCGAGCGGATACTGAGCCAGTCCGTCTTGTCGAAGATTCCCTTCGGTCAGGCCGCGATTGGTGAGCCGCTGCAGAACATCCAGGTGGGGTTCCAGTCGGGCCGCGCTCTGGACGTGCCGCGCACGCTGGCGGGACCCCGCCAGGCGGTACCGGCGGGCCAGCGCGGGCTGCTGCTGTCGCCGGCGGCATTCATGGACCTTGAGAGCGAGGAGGAACGGCAGCGCCGCCTACTTTCGACGGCTCGCTAACCAGGCGTTGATGATGAACGCGAGTGCCGCGCCCAGCTGGATCGGATCGTAGTGCATTCGGCTCCCCAAGAAGTTTCAACAATTATACGGCCACCTTCGGGTGGCCTTTTCATTTCCTGAAAGGGTGCATGTGACCACCACCACCGACCAGAACAACGCGATCGCCCTGGCCCAGCTCCAGGTCGAAGTCGCCTACATGAAGGCCGCGATCGCGCGGCTCGACGCTTCCAACCAGGAGCTCGACCAGAAGCTGGACCGCGTGCTCAACCAGCTTGCCCAGGCGCGCGGCGGCTGGCGCACCCTGATGCTGATCGGCGGCGCTGCCGGCTCGATAGGCAGCGGCATCACCTGGCTCGTCTCCCACCTGAAAGGCTGACCCATGGACCGCCAAAAACTCGAGGCGCAGCTCGTCATCGACGAAGGTCGCCGCGCGATCGCCTACGTCGATACCGTCGGCAAGATGACAGCGGGCGTCGGCCGCAACATCACCGATCGCCCCTTCTTCGACGACGAGATCGCGCTCATGCTCAAGAACGATATCCGGGAGGTCGAGAAGGACCTCGACCGCCGCCTGCCCTGGTGGCGCCAGATGACGCCCGCGCGCCAGAACGTGCTGGCCAACATGTGCTTCAACCTGGGCATTAACCGGCTGCTCGGCTTTGAGCAATCGCTGACCCACATGCGCGCCGGCCAATACGACGCCGCGGCGCGCGAAATGCTCGACTCCCGTTGGGCCAAGCAGGTCGGCGCCCGCGCCGTGCGCCTGGCCGCCCTCATGCGCGAAGGAGAATTCTGATGAAACGCATCCTGCTGCTCGCCGCCCTGCTCACCCTGGCCGGCTGCTCGAACCTGGCCCTGCAGTGCAGCGGCACCTATACCGGCGACGAGGTGCGCAATGGCGCCGCCGGCAAGTAAGGCCCGGTTCCTGTCGACGCTGCGCACGGATCGGGTCAGCCTGACCAGCGCCGACCGGATCCTGCTGGCGCCGCTGGCATTCTCGTCGGCGCTGCTCGATCGCCTGGTGATCGTCCCGGAAGGGTTCGTGACCGACTTCGCCAGCGTACCGCGCGCGCCGCTCACCTACTGGCTGTTCGGTGGCGTGGGCGACGAGGCCGCCGTGGTGCACGATTTCCTGTACGAACGTGGCCTGGTGCCGCGCGAGCAGGCGGATGACGTCTACCTGGAAGCGCTGGAGGCCTGCGGCGTGGCCAATTGGCGCCGGCTCGCCATGTGGGCCGCGGTGCGTGCGTTCGGCAGTTCCCGCTATACCGGGAACGCTCCGCAGGGCGCGTGATGGAATTCGACATCTTCGCCATCACGCCGGCTGGCGGCGGCCACGTCCTGACCGTTCAGCAAGAGCGCAAGGACGCCGGGCCGCGGCTGGTCATCATAGCTGGTGGCGAGGTGTCGGCGCCGGCCGAGGCAATGATGGAGCGGCTGATGGGAGGACCGCTGGAAGGCGGCCAGCTCAGCGGTGCTACACTCGCCGGATGCTCGCCAAAGTAAAGCTCCTACGCCAGCGCGGACAGCGCATGTCCGACAACGAAATCGCCCGCGCTCAGTTCGCCGAGGGCGAGCTGGTCGTGCACGGCATGGGCGGCATGATCCTGGCGGAGCTGCAGCGTCCAGGCAACCAGGTGGCCGATCCGCTGCTAGTGCTCTACGAAGCGAAGCTGACCACAATGCACGGCGTCGGCATGCTACTTAAGGGCGAGGAACGGCCGCAAGGCGACAAGGGGCCGGCGTACGTTCAGGAGTGGTCGGTGCGGCTCGGGTAGTGACGAAAAATGCTCCGCAAACGCAAGCAATGCCTTGGATTTGCGGGGCGCAAGGTGGGCCAAAAATGGGAAATTGCGGTGCAAGAAATGGCCGCAAAACCGCATGGTTGACACGTTTACGCTAGAGCTTAGAAGGCTGTTGCTCTATCCAACTGAGCTAAGGGCGGTCTGGAAGTGGCGCTACTATAAACCGCAAGTCACGCTGCTTGCAATATAGCCGGACAGCAAGTCGCTCGCTGCCGCGAAGTTGTACGCAAAACAGGCCGATCAAAACAAAACAGGCCGTCGATGACGGCCTGCCTTGATGAATCTTTTGGTCGGAGTACAAGGATTCGAACCTTGGACCCCCTGGTCCCAAACCAGGTGCGCTACCGGGCTGCGCTACACTCCGCCGTGAGAAACATTATAAGCGATGGCGACGCGAAATGCCAGCCCCGGCCTGCACTCGACCAGACTGGCGATTCCATCACGCAGCGAGCTTGTCCGCGATACGGCGCGCCATGCTTTCGGCCACGGCCGCCTCTTTCGCTTCCACCATCACGCGGATCAGGGGTTCGGTGCCGGACGCACGGATCAGCACGCGGCCGTTGTCGCCCAGCTCGCGCTCGACCGCTTCCTTCTCGGCCACCAGCGCCGAATCGAGCGTCCAGTCGAAGCCCGGCGTGACTTTCTTGTTGATCAGTGTCTGCGGGAACAGTTGCAGCTCGCTGCAGCATTCCGCCAGCGATTTATTGCCACGTACCAGGGCCGACAACACTTGCAGCGCCGACACGATGCCATCGCCGGTGCTGTGCTTGTCCAGCGCCAGCAGGTGGCCCGAGCCTTCGCCGCCAAACAGCCAGCCGCGCTCTTTCATGACTTCGAGCACGTAGCGGTCGCCGACCTTGGCGCGCGCGAAGCCGATGCCCATCTGCTTGAAGGCGACTTCGAGCGCCATATTCGTCATCAGGGTGCCGACGGCGCCTGCCACCGGGCCCGTGCTCATGCGGTCGCGCACCATCACGTACAGCAGCTCGTCGCCGTTGTAGACGCGGCCGTCGGCGTCGACCATGATCAGGCGATCGGCGTCGCCGTCCAGCGCGATGCCGAGGTCGGCCTTGTTGGCCACCACGGCTTCGGACAGCGCCTTCGGCGCGGTGGCGCCGAAGCCGGCGTTGATGTTGAAGCCGTCCGGCTGGGCGCCGATCGAGATCACCTCGGCGCCCAGTTCGTGGAACACGTGCGGCGCGATGTTATAGGCCGCGCCGTGGGCGCTGTCGACGACGATCTTCAGGCCGCGCAGGTCGAGTTCGTTGGGGAAGGTGCTCTTGCAGAATTCGATGTAGCGGCCCTGGGCGTCGCGCAGGCGGGTCGCGCGGCCGAGTTTATCGGAGGCGACGCAGCCCATCGGCTCGTCGATCGCTTCCTCGATCTCGAGCTCCACGGCGTCCGGCAGCTTGGTGCCGTGTTCCGAAAAGAACTTGATGCCGTTGTCCTGGAAGGGATTGTGCGAGGCCGAGATGACAACGCCGGCCTGCAGGCGCAGCGCGCGGGTCAGGTAGGCGATGGCCGGGGTCGGCATCGGGCCGGCCAGCATCGAATCGACGCCGGCGGCCGACAGGCCGGCTTCCAGCGCGGCTTCGAGCATATAGCCCGAGATCCGGGTGTCCTTGCCGATCAGGACGACCGGACGGCCGCTGCTCGACTTGCGGCCCTTGGCCAGGACGGTGCCGGCGGCATAGCCGAGACGCATCACGAATTCAGGAGTAATTGGCGCAACGCCCACCGTGCCGCGCACGCCATCGGTGCCGAAATATTTCCGTGCCATCTAGTTCTCTTTTCTCTTATTTAAACGATTTTTACAGGACCGAGGGTGGATGCATCGCCGCATGCCACACCTTCAGGGCATCGACAGTCTCTGCCACATCATGCACACGTACGATTCTAGCGCCATGCGCTACCGCAGCCAATGCCGCGCCGATGCTGCCGGCCACCCGCTGTTCGACCGGTCGCCCGGTCACGGCGCCGATCATGGATTTGCGCGACACGCCGGCCAGCACCGGCAAATCGAGTTCGTCACGCATGCGCTGCAAGCCGTTCAGCAAGGCATAGTTGTGTTCCACCGTCTTGCCGAAGCCGAAACCGGGATCGACGCAGATGCGCTCGCGCTCGATGCCGGCCGCGGTCATCGCGTCGACCCGCTCGCGCAGGAAGGCGATCACCTCCCCCACCACGTCGTCGTACTGCGGCGCCTGCTGCATGGTTTCCGGCGTGGCCTGCATGTGCATCACGCACAGTCCGCAATCGCTGTCCTGCACCGCGTCGATCGCGCCCGGCGTACGGAAACCGTTGATGTCGTTGATCATGTCGGCGCCGGCGATCAGCGCTTCGCGCATGACCTCGGGCTTGCAGGTGTCGACCGACAGCGCGACGTCGAGCGTGCGCAGCGCGTACAGGGTCGGCATCACGCGCCGCAACTCTTCGTCGAGCGGCACGCTGGGCGAGCCAGGGCGGGTCGATTCGCCGCCGATGTCGATCATCGTGGCGCCGTCCCTGATCATGGTCTCGGCATGGGTCAGCGCGAATTCAAGCCCCTGGTAGCGGCCGCCGTCGGAAAACGAGTCGGGGGTAATGTTCAGGATGCCCATCACCACCGGATAGGCAGATTCAGCCCCCTCCAGCGCGAAGCTGAAGTGGCCGCATTGCAGTTTTTTGGTCATGGCGGAAAAAACAAAAAAGGCACCCTGACGGGTGCCTTTGAGGGGAGAGACAGCGTCAGGCCGGTGCGGTGGCATTCGGCGCCACACCGCCCGAGCCGCTGTCGCCCGGCGGCGTGCGCTTGGTCAGCACGGTCTTCGGCTGGCGCGGCTCGCGGCCGGCCATGATGTCGTTGATCTGCTCGGAATCGATGGTTTCCCAGTCGAGCAGCGCCTTGGTCATCATTTCGACCTTCTCGCGGTTCTCTTCCAGCAGACGCCGTGCCAGCGCGTACTGCGTGTCGAGGATGGCGCGGATCTCGGCGTCGACCTTTTGCTGCGTCGCTTCCGAAATGGTCTTGGTGGCGCCGCCGAAGAAGCCATCGTTCTCGCTGTCTTCGTAGACCATCACGCCCATGCTGTCGGACATGCCGAAGCGGGTCACCATCGAGCGCGCCAGCTTGGTCGCGCGGGCGAAGTCGTTGGAGGCGCCGGTCGACATCTGACCGACGAAGATCTCTTCGGCGATACGGCCGCCGAACAGGATCGAGATTTCTTCCAGCATCTTGTCCTTGTAACCGGACAGGCTGTCGTGTTCCGGCAGCTGCCAGGTCAGGCCCAGCGCATAGCCGCGCGGCATGATCGTGACCTTGTGCACCGGATCGGCTTTCGGCAGCAGCTTGGCGACCACCGCGTGACCCGACTCGTGATAGGCCGTGTTGCGGCGCTCTTCCTCGCGCATGACCATCGACTTGCGCTCCGGACCCATATAGATCTTGTCCTTGGCGTCCTCGAAGTCGATCATCTCGACCAGGCGCTTGCTGCGGCGCGCGGCGAACAGGGCGGCTTCGTTGACCAGGTTGGCCAGGTCGGCGCCGGAGAAGCCCGGGGTGCCGCGCGCCAGGATGTCGGCCTTGACGTCGGTGCCGATCGGCACTTTACGCATGTGCACGTTCAGGATCTGTTCGCGGCCGCGGATGTCCGGCAGGCCCACCATCACCTGGCGGTCGAAACGGCCCGGACGCAGCAGCGCCTTGTCCAGCACGTCGGCGCGGTTGGTGGCGGCGATCACGATGACGCCCGACTGCGCCTCGAAGCCGTCCATCTCGACCAGCAGCTGGTTCAGGGTCTGTTCGCGTTCGTCGTTGCCGCCGCCCATGCCGGCGCCGCGGTGACGGCCGACCGCGTCGATCTCGTCAATGAAGATGATGCAAGGCGAATGCTTCTTGGCGTTCTCGAACATGTCGCGAACACGCGACGCGCCGACGCCGACGAACATCTCGACGAAGTCGGAACCCGAGATCGAGAAGAACGGCACCTTGGCCTCGCCGGCGATGGCGCGCGCCAGCAGGGTCTTACCGGTACCCGGAGGACCGACCATCAGCACGCCGCGTGGAATGCGGCCGCCCAGTTTCTGGAATTTGGTTGGATCCTTGAGGAAGTCGACGATTTCCGAGACTTCTTCTTTCGCCTCGTCGCAACCGGCGACGTCGGCGAAGGTGACGGTATTATTGGTTTCATCGAGCATGCGCGCCTTCGACTTGCCGAAGGAGAAAGCGCCGCCCTTGCCGCCGCCCTGCATCTGGCGCATGAAGAACACCCAGACACCGATCAGGAGCAGCATCGGGAACCACGAAATGAACACCTGCTGCAGGAACGATGGCTCCTCCGGCGGCTTCACGTCGAAACGCACGCCGTTTTCACGCAGGTCGCCGATCAGGCCGCGGTCCAGGATGGTCGCGGTCGCGCGCACCTTGGAATCGTCGCTGCGGGTGGCGGTGATGTTCGAGCCTTCGATCGTCACATCCTTGATGCGACGTTGTTTGATCTCATCGAGCAGCTCGGAATAAGCAATGGTCTTGCTGCCGCCGGCGACGCTATGGGTGTCGAACTGCTTGAACAGCATGAACAACAGCAGCGCGACGACCACCCAGATGGCGGATTTGGAAAACATATTATTCACGAGCACTCCTCCGATGCAATTGCATCTCTACCGATTTCAGTATTCCGATTTTACTCGCAATAAGCCGACACCGCCACGCGGTGCAGGCAATAGTGCCGAAATACTATCTTTTGACGTCCCGCCGGCATATTGCATACAAATTCGAGGCGCCGGGCCGGAGGGACCACGCGGCTGATGTATGGGCGCGCGTGAAGATTTCAAGGGGAAATTCTATCCCTCTAAAGAATGAATCGCCCGCTTCAGTCTGCCGGATTCTTCAAGCCACGGCCAAGCAGGAAGATCTCGGACGATTTGTCGCGGCTGGCCTTCGGCTTGATCTGCTTCACGGTCTTGAATTCGGTCCGGAATTTTTCCAGGATTTGCGTGAAACCCATGTCTTTAAAACATTTAACCACCAGCGCACCGCCCGGCTTCAAATGAAGCTGCGAAAATTCGATCGCCAGGTCGATCAAATGTTCCATGCGCGCCGCATCGGCATGGCTGATACCCGACAAATTGGGCGCCATATCGGATAGCACAAGGTCGGCCTTGCGGCCGGACAGGACTTCGTCGAGCTGCGTCAGCACTTCTTCCTCGCGGAAGTCGCCTTGAATATATTGCACGTCCGCGATCGGCTCCATCGGCAGGATGTCGAGACCGACGATGGTGCCATTGATGCCGCCGCCGTCGGCGCCGGCCAGCTTGCGCCGCGTGTACTGGGCCCAGCTACCCGGGGTGCAGCCGAGGTCGACGATCACCTGGCCGGGCCTGATCAGCTTCTCCTGCTCGTCGATCTCCTTGAGCTTGTAGGCGGCGCGGGCACGGAAGCCTTCTTTCTGGGCCAGTTTGACGTACGGATCGTTAATGTGGTCGTGCAACCAGTTTTTGTTTAATTTGTTCTTGGCCATTCGCGTAGAATACTGCTTTTATAGGTACATCAAAAAAGAATTGTTATGATCAAACTTACACCGGCCGAGCGCAG